TCCACTTCGTCGGTTGGACCTTCATGAGCAAATCCTGTTACATATGTCGTTGTTCCCTGTGAAACCGTACGGAGTGATAAGTCACTCTCTCTGATTTCAACTCCTGGAGATTGTATTGTCCTTCTAGCCATAAAATTATTTATGCTTTTCGAGACAAAAATTCTAATTATTTAACAACTTACTGCGTAATTGAGAGTATACAAAAGTCGCACTACTTTGAATCTCACCAGACTCTCGATAGTTGTAGTTCAAACTACCAATTGTTATAGGAAATGCTTGTGTGTAAGTAAATTCTATACGCTTATTATTAAATTCATCTAAGCCATATAGCGTCATATCTGTTTGATAATCAGAAAACTTAAAGGGTGCAGCTTTTCCCTTATCTGGTGCTGATTTATCTACAAGATCATCTTCATCGAACAACCCGGTTTGCTCATCATGCATTAAATCTAACCATTTATACATAGTCCAGTAGTTATTAAACTCATTATCTACAACGAAACTCACTTCAATTGGTGGGTAGGGCTCTTTTGCATGGGATGAGTTGTATAGGTTACTACCTGCGTATGGTATTTGAATTGCCGCGACAGTTACTTCTGGAACAACCGCCCCGTAGACTGACATTTGAAAGGCATCTTCATCTACTTTATAACTACTTCTATTATTACGTGATTTTATTTTTCTAAGTGCTGGTGGTAATTGAAACACCATTATAAACTTATCTAACCTATTCTTATTCAATAAGGATTGTTGATTCTTATTCTGTGACATATTATTATTTATTGTAAAGGTTCATAACCAAACATAGATAACTCATCCATGTCTGATTCAGCTTGGTTATCTCCCATTCCGAAGACCATAGGAGGAAGAGAGTTATTGTTATCACCAACCACTTCATTATCTAGATATATAGAGGTAGCGTCTTCAAAGTACTGAATACCAAAATCCATCTGATCAATTACACATGGCTTACCCATACTATCAAGCTCTGCTATCTCAAAGAATCTCTCAGTAATTTCTCTCTCCAGTATAAACAGAGAGTATAACAATGACATAACCATATCATCATGCTTACCCTGCCTCGCTTTCCATGTGCCATTTGGATATCTAATAAAGTTCTTAAGCTCATCAAGCGTCTGCGCATCATAAATGGTAACAGCTCTAGCCTCATTAATATAATAGCGCATATTTAATACACCCTTATACTTTGTATTTGTATGAGCAATCATTCCCTGCATAACATTTCTACGATTTGCAGCCTTATTACCGTATGATACTATCTTCTCGTAACCAATATCGTTAGCGAGTCTATCAACTACCTGCGCACCACAGTTGTTACGCTCAATTAAAGCTAATGGTGACCCGTAGTTCTTTAGTATAGAGTGTACCTTAGCTGTAAACTCGAGCGGTGGTATCTGATTATTATTATAGCATGCTACCTGTCTGATGTCTCTGAGATCAGTTATATCAAGTATCTGCACACATGACGAATCTGCACCAACTCCTTCTGCAGTATCAACACCCGCTACATATAATCTAGATGGATCAGCTTCTTCCCATATCTTATATGCTCCTTCGTCCAGTACAATCTTTGGATCACAAACTTGTGCTGACATCTTCTCAAATAGTTCTGCATCAATCGTTGATTCGCCTGTTTCAATCCATTCGCACATAAATTCTTGCGCCCATGCATCTGCTGACCCGATTGCCTGTTTAGTATTTTCAGCCCATACCTCATCTCTACCAGGTACCTCATTCCACAGAATCCTATCATACCCCCAACCATTTGTACCTTCTTCTGCACCTGTGTATAGTTTATGGAATAGGTTACCTGTACCGTTAGCAGTAGAACATACAAACACTTTTGATTTTTTAGAAGAGGTAATAACAGGAAAGACTGATTTCCAGAACTCCTCAACCAAGTGAGGCTCAATGAAAGCCATCTCATCAATAACTAAACAATTAACGGATTGACCACGGGCTGCCGTACCAGTTGTAGTTGTAATACCTATTCGACTACCATTCTCTAAAGTCATAGATGTCTTAGCATACTCTTTAACAGGTGGTTTAAGCCAGTTAGGTAACTCTTCATACGCCATTCTAACCCTCTGAAAAATCTCAATTGCAGTAGCCTCCTTGTTCGCTACTAACAGAATGCGCTGATCTTTATTAAAGCATGCCTGCCATAATAAGAAGATAGTCATCATTGTGGATTTACCAATCTGTCTAGATGCAAGCAGTACAAAGAATCTATTATCACGCATCTTTCTAATAGCACGCTTTTGACAAGGATGTAGTTTAATTGTTTCCTTACCACGGTCCAAGTTGATAATGTAAAAGAAGTTCTCTGCAAAGTATAGTATGTTCTTACTGGCTTTTTTAAGATCTCTTATCTTATCCTTTGTCCATTCACCCTTCCAATTCGAGTTAGGAAGGTTGGTATTACCCATGTAGAACATATTATTTTCTTTTCCCATTGAAAATATTTATACCTAGACATAAATAAATATATGTCTAAAGATGATATTAATAGCTTAGGTTCATTGTACGGAGGTATGTTGAATGGATTGAAGAAGGATCTAATTAAGGAAGGTAAAGTAGGTCCTAAAGAAATAGGTGATGCGGCTTTACTCGATGGTGGTCCAACAGAAGAAGGTGGTTTTACTGAGCCTGAAGTAGATATCGAAAAGCTTTCTGATAAAGAAAAGAAAGATAATCTTTATAATGTTAATAACTTATCTTATACTAGCAATTATGTACCTGCAGCTGAGGAGGACGAAGAAGAAGAGGACGAAGAAAAGAAAAAGGGTAAGCATGATGATGGTGACGATAAAGATGAAAAGTGTGACTATGTTGATTGTGAAGAAGAAGATGCTGAAGAAGACACAGAAGATGCTGATAAAGAAGAAGAAAGTGAAGAAAGTGAAGAAAGTTCACAAATTTCAGAGAAAATCGCACAAGATAGCTTAAATAATTTTATGAAACAGAAATCAGTTTTTGACAAACTCTACGACAAGGTCATGGTTAATGAAAACTTTGACGAAATGGAATCAGAAGACTTCGACGCACTTGGTCTTGACGATGCTACTCCTGATGCAGAAGAAGGTGACGATGTTACTGTTACTCTTTCTAAAGATGTTGCAAAAGCACTATGTGATGTTCTTCAAGCCGCCATGGGTGAGTCTGATGATGAAGATGGTGATGAAGCAGCTGCTGAAGGTGCTTTTGGTGAAGAGGATGAAGAAGGTATTGATACCGGATCTGCACTTAATACATCATACGACGATGGTAAGCACAATAAAGTAGGTGATCTTAAGACTGCTGCTGCTGCTTCTGAGACCTGCTGTGATAATAAAATCGATGCTGGTTCTACTCACAGTGGATCATATGACGACGGTAAGAACAACAAAGTCGGTAGCCTTAAGTCAGGTGACCGCGCTGTAGACTAATAATTAACTGAAACAATCAAATAAAAACCTGCTGAGTCGTATGATTCAGCAGGTTTTTTATTAAATACTATTATGATTACCTTTAAGGAGTACTATCAAGGAGATAAATATAATGCTGCGCTCGCTTCTCCTAACAATGGTAAGAGTATGATGAGAGGTGAAAGAAAGCATCAGAATTTAACAAGACAAGAATATCAGCATAAGTGCCCACATGTTAGAAATCTTATTAATGGTGGTGCTTCACAAATTAAGCTGACCGGTCAGCCACTTCTTAATACACTTGGATTATACGGGTTAAATTTTGAATGCGGTTGTTGTAAAGGTTTAGGTAATTCCGGCGTCGAGGTAGAGATGTATGAAGATAGTGAAAATAACATGTGTGGTGTGTTAAGACAAAAGCAAAAGTAAGATGAGTTCAAAAAGTGATAGATGTAATAGTACAAGGCTTAACTGTACGCCTGATGAAATTATGGCTACCGCTAATGCTGCATGCAGTCAGGTTGTAAGTCCGGATGGTTATAATGCAGAGCAACACGTGTATGATCAGTCGTATAAGGATCTAATTAACAATCACGGTTATGTGATCGATTACTATCTACATACATTTAATCTTAAAAGTGCTAATACACTATATGGTGAAGAGCCGACAGCTGTATTTTACGGCCCTGTACCTATTAAGATGTACATGGAGATTAATAATGAGGCTATATCCCTTCAAAGCTTTGGTTTTGATGCTGCTGATGATTTTACAGGCTATGTACATATTAAGTCCTTTGAAGAATCATTATCGAGTAGAGACTTTTTTATACAAACAGTATCCGGTGACATTCTACCTTTAGCAGATTTTGTAGAGGAGTATGATCCAGAAGTAGTTGAGGGTCCATTTACAACAGAAGCCGGTGAGACTATAGTCTTAGAGAATTTAATAGGTGATCCATCTCAACTATACGATCAAGCTGGAAGTTCATATACAATATTAGATAAATTTATTGAGAACAACCATAAGCTAGAACCGAAATCTGGTGATCTAATTGACTTTGTACAATTAGGCTGTGATAGGCCAGGTGGTAGATGCTCCAAAATCTTTCAGGTAACAGAGAGAATGGATCAGGACTTAGCCGGTGGTCTCAATCCAATGTTAGGCCATTATATATGGCGATTAAGAGCTAAGAGATACGAACATTCGTTCGAGCCTGGCGCGCCTATCGAATGTGAGAATGAGCAGGTATTTGATAATTCTCAAAACGGAGTTACTGATACTAACTTACCTACCGATACAATTGATGATCCTAAGTCGTATCCACAGGATAATGATAATACATCGAAGAATGATGTATATGATATGGATGTCAACGATACCGATATATACGGTTCGTACTACTAAGCCTTAGTACCTATAAGCCAGATCTTAAGACCTTTACCAGCAGTAGTCGAACCTACTGTATCAATATCAACAGTTATCTCAGCATCGTCTGCTAGTGCAGTATCAGATATTACAGCCACTGTACTTGACCCAACACTCGTCTTATCACCGTCATCAATAGTTAGTTTAGTCGATAGAATTGTTGTACCGCTTTCATTAATATCAACTGTTATATCACCACCAGTAGGAGCAGTATTAACAGAGGCTCTAACGGCTGTTAAATTCATTGCATAAGGCATACGGAATGTTGTCTTTGACGTACCTACTGTTAGGTCTGTTATCTCATCACTACATGCCATAGCTATCTCTGCATCACGTGCTTGTTCTTGCCAGGTACCAACTCCGCTAGCGTCAGTAGTAAGAACATAATTAGCACTTGCACCTGTTGGCATTGTAAAGCCACTAGTGATATGTAAGTTCTGTGCATATGCAGTGTTGGTTGCTGATGTCGTTATATCTTGACCACCTAAAATTACTGACATATCGTGACTTACTGTATTTCTAAGTCCTCCTAATGCCCCGGAGCGCCTAGCTGTAGTTTCTATTTTTACTTTATCACCACCTACAGTAGCTGAGTAGTTACCAAGCGCGCTAAGCGATATACCACCAATTGTAGTAGAGTCTGTTCCCGTTGCGAATGAATTAGAACCACCTATTACTTCAGCTGAGTTACCTTGTGCTGTGTTATTAATACCACCTACAACAGCACTATAAGGACCCGACGCGATATTACCTGTACCGCCAGTGACTATAGAATTATCCCCAGTTGCAGCATTATTTGCTCCACCCACCAGTGCAGATCTTATACCACTAGCAACACATGATAGTCCCTCAACACCGGTCGATCTTTGCAGCTGTAAATCAACAGCGTTATTACCGCGTACATTACCACCCGAATCCTTAGCCATTACAAAAGGTGCTGACCCGTTACTAGATAAAGTAGTACCGGCGGATGACCAAACACTACTTTCTGACTCTACAGTGGTATAAGTAGAATCCCAATTAGATATCTTAGTATTATCTTGTGTCCATTTTGTACCGATACTGTCTGTTATTGTGGTCGCAAAATTAGCGTCTTCACCTAAAGCTAGAGCAAGTTCATTGAGTGTATCAAGTGTTGTCGGTGCTGAGTCGACGAGGTCTGCTACCTTATTATCAACATAGCCACTAGTAGCATAACTTTGGGTACTATGATCTCCCCATGAATATGCCTCGTTCCAGTTATCGATACTAGCTGGTAAGATTGCATGACTGTTAGCTTCTACCCAATAACCTTGCGCACCTTCAACATAGAATACGTACATGTTTGCCTCTAAGGAGTTAAACCACAGATCGCCATTACTAGGCGACAGTGGAGCAACATCAGATACTACAACACTAGTAACTGCAGCAGCATCTGACCAGCTAGCTAAACCGGATGCGTCAGATATTAAAATTTTATTAGTTCCAGGTGAACCACCGGTAACTTTTATTTGACCACTAACTTCAAGATCAGCTGTAGGTGTATCAGTACCTATACCAACCTTACCATCATTTTTAATAATCAAACGTGTATTATTATCTAGCATGGTGTCGTAAGTTTCACGATCCGGCGATTCAAACGTTTGAAAAACAATCTCTGCTGCTCTAGCACGGACACGGTCCGGACCATAAGTTTCGTCTGGGTTATCACCTTTAAACAAAATTAGCTCAGAAGCTTCTTCTTTCGTCTGCTTATCGTACCGCCTCTCACCTATAACCGTATGCGTACCAATAGGGTTTAAACCTCCCGTGCCAAGTCCGTCGCCAAATGTACCGTAAAATTTAATTAGGTTAGCATCTGCACCACTTAAGCCAACCTGTAAATTACCACGCACATCTAACTTCTCCATTGGTGGTTCCGCCACAGTTGTGTTAATACCAACATTACCGAGACTACTTCCTAAACCAGCTACATATAGATGTGGTAAAAATTCAGTTGATTCTAGGTTTGCAGAGCTTGCTGCAAGACCTATACCACTACTATCTGACCCTTGACCGATAAATCCCCAATCGTTAGATAACGATCCACTACTAATACGTAGATGACCATCTTTAACTCTTATGTTACCACTACCTACAACTAATGAATCTGTAGTATCTGTTGTCTTTACACTTAAATTATTACGAGTAAAGGACCTACCACCATTATCAACATAAAAATCGGCTCCATTTTCACCTGTTGCATTAGCGAACGTACCCGCTAAGCCAATACCACCACTAGTTTTATTACCTGTGATAAACCCATAGCCATAGTCTGCACCTGATAAACCTATCCACCCATTTTCTACTCTAAGGTTACCATCTAGCTTTAATATGTTATCATTTCCACATGCCTCGGCCCTATTTATTTTTACTACCTCATCACAAAAGTCGGCATCCCATGTACTACTAAGACTATTAACTGTTGAGTATGTAGTCTGCCAATTAGCTGATAAAGTAGATACAGTAAACGCAGTATTACTCCATATAACGTCTTTAGTACTAACTGTTAAGTAGGTGTTTTGCCAATTAGTAGCATTATTTAATAAGTATGATACTCCAAGCTGGGGTTGTAAGTAATTTAACAAAGACGAAAGTGGTGCAGACTGAGTAATATTGTCCTGTACAATAGCTAATTCTTCTGAACCTGTAAAAGGTACTGTAATTTCTGGTAATTGTGAAATTGGTATGCCGATGCCCATACTATTATTTAGTTGATAAAGTTTATTTTTAACATATAATATCAATATGACTTCAAATATTCCTGTCAAGTTTGATGAGAAATCACATACTTACACACATAAAACCCTAGATAAGTTAATATCTGTTACAACGTTACTAGGTAAATATAAAAAGCCCTTCGATAGTAACTACCACGCAGAACGTGTTGCTAAGAGAGAAGGTGTTTCGAAAGAGATAGTACTTGAGACTTGGGAAGCAGAAAAAAATAAGGCGTGTGACAAAGGTACAAAAATACATAAACTTCTAGAGGATTATATTTCGTATGGTGATGTTAAAAATGATTATGGTTGGTTATATAAATCATATGACAAAAGTGTGGAGTATTATATTGATAAATATAGCAAAGTGTTATGTGAGAAGTTACTCTATAATGAAGAGTATAAAGTAGCAGGTATGGCTGATTTAATATACGAACATAGTAAAGATGAATTTACTTTAGGGGATTTTAAAACTAACAAGAAGTTTAGATTTAGCTCACCTTTCGGTGAAAGATTATTAGCACCGGTAGACCACTTACATAACTGTGAGAATAATATATACGCTCTACAGCTCTCCATGTATGCTTTCTTCTACGAGCAGTTAACTGGTAAGAGGTGTAGAAAGTTGGTTATCTTCTACTTAAGTGGAGATAGGTTTAAAGCCTATCACTGCAATTATCTTAAGAGTGATGTGGAAAAACTATTAGAAAACTACAAGCAGCAGACTAAATAGGTTAAGATGAAAGTTGCAAAACTAATTAAAAAATTCGATTCCAAACTAGATGATCTATATGATGCTCTCTATGCTCTTAGAGACTCAATCGATACTGTTGAGGATGAACAGGTTGATTATCTTATAAATGGATTCGTTGATCAGATCGAGCTTGTAGTTGATGAGGGTAAGATTACACCTGACGATATCAAAGATCAATTATATACTCTAGAAGATGAATAAAGTTAGTTGACTTACATATGTATGATATTAAAATAATATCTATATGAAGAAAGTTTTGATTCTTGGATATGGTTATACAGGTACATATGTGTATAACAGACTTAAGGGTGATCATGATGTAGAGATTGTATCTAAAGCATCTCTAGATTATACTGACTCAGATGTACTTGAGACATATCTATTTGAATATAAGCCTGATTACGTTGTAAACTGCTCTGGATATACAGGTAGACCGAATGTTGATGGCTGTGAGGATAATAAAGAGGATTGTTGGAAGCTTAATGTTACAACACCTCAAATGGTTAACAGTGTTTGTAAGACACAAAATATTCCATACATTCATATCTCATCTGGCTGTGTTTATAGTGGCTATGATAAGGCATGGACAGAAAAAGATCCAGCTAACTATGGTGTGTTTAGTAATGAGTCATCCTTCTATTCAAAGTCAAAGCATGCTTATGAATTAGCTAATGCTGATTACGGTCTGACTATTCGAATTAGAATGCCATTTGATGATGATAATACAGGTAGGTCCATTGTTGCAAAGCTACTCAAGTATGATAAGCTAATTGATCCAGGTAAGAATTCAAAGACGTATATGAATGACCTTACTAAATTCATTGCGATGTATATTGATAAAGGCTATAAAGATAATGAAATCATTAACTTCGTTAATCCGGAACCCCTTTCTACTCTTGAGGTTACAGAGATTATGAAAGCAAATGGATTAGTTAATAAGAACTGGGAAGTGGTTGAGTTTGAAGAGCTTGGAACAAAGTGTGGAAGAAGCAACTGCACACTTGACATTTCGAAGCTTAAGGATAAATATGGTTTTGAGCCTCTAACTGAGGAAGAGGCTCTTCTTCAAGCACTATACTGGAATGCAAAACAATAAAAAGAAATGGCTAATTGGCGACGGTGATAAAGAGGTTGTAGTTGAAGCACTTACGATGTGGGGTGCGCTTGGCATTCACCTCTATAATGATCGATTCGGTTTGAGTAATGAGTGGCAATTCACTACAACAAAAACAGGATGGATACTTGCTGTTGATGGAGGTGAACGTAAGTTTGGTAGACAAAAGATTAAGCTAAAGGAAATTGTATAATGGCAGATGACTGCAACTACAGCTTAGAGTACAGGCAACTCAAAGCAAAGTATCCAGATAAACCTGTGGTTGCCTTTACCGCAGGTAATTTTGATATCATTCATCCAGGATACACCTATACATTTGAGGAAGCAAAAAGGCACTGCGATAAGTTTATTGTCTTCCTGCAGCAAGACCCATCAGCAACAAGATATACAAAATATAAACCAATCATACCATATTACGAAAGGTATAAGACTCTAATGGCTATAGAACATATTGATGAGGTTTATATGTATCAATCAGAAGATGAGCTTCTAGATCTAATACAATTCTTTAAACCAGATGTAAGAATA